TACAGGAAAGGCGGCAGGCTTGTCGTTTGATCTTGCCAATGCACAGCTACAAGAGCGCGTGAATACAGAGGGGAATATTGAAGCGCAAAAGCAACTGAATGAATTGCGTGCGCGTGCAGTAGAAAATGCGTCCACAAAAGGTGAAGATGGGTTCAGAAGGTCTATGCGCAATTATGTTGAAATGGCGAATGATTCTGCCACACAGATAGAACGATTAATGACGGGAGCGTTCAAGGGAATGGAAGACTCACTGGTTGCATTTGTGCGCACAGGCAAGCTTGATTTTTCTTCGCTTGCAGATTCAATCATCAGCGACCTATTGCGCATAAGCATTCGCCAGCAGATACTTGGGCCATTGGCAATGTTCCTTGGCGCTGGCAGAGTTCCTGTCGGTGGCGCACCTGCTGCACCTGTTCCCGCTGCTGCCAACGGCGCATATTTTGACGGCGGCGCATCTTACTTTGCATCAGGCGGAATATTTGACAGCCCGACATCGTTTAAGTTTGCAAGTGGCGGCTCGTTCAAGAATGGCATTCTTGGAGAGGCTGGGCCAGAGGCCATCATGCCGCTGAAGCGCGATAGTTCTGGACGGCTGGGGGTGCAGTCTTCCGGTGGCGGCAGCATCGTGTATTCTCCTGTCATTAACATTGACAGTCGCACAGACCAATCAGAGGTGGCAAGGCTGGTGGACAGAGCAGTGAAAAACGGCAATGAGCAATTGATGGATAAACTACGCAGACAAGGTCAGCTATCATGAGCGTCATTACCTTCCCTGAAAGTCTTGGCGTTGCCCGCATGTCTTGGGCACAGCAGCGGCGTGATATATCTTTTGCGTCAGTATTTGGAAGCCAAGCCGTGGAAGTTTCTTCACCGGCATGGCTTGTATCGCTGGACTCAGTAGGCATGCGAGCAACGGAAGCAGGCGCATGGCAATCGTTGCTCATGCGCCTGCGCGGACAGACAAATCAGTTGGAGTTGTGGAATCTTGGCAGGCCGTATCCTCTAGGCACAATGCGCGGCACAATGTTGCTTAATGCCGCTGCTTTGCAAGGAGATGTCGTGCTGTCCATTGTCGCATCTGGCGAGAATGCAAAGACGCTCGTTGCCGGCGATCTGCTTGGACTAGGAACTGGAACGACACAGCAGGTTGTTATGGTAACTGCCGATGCAACGTCAAACGGTTCTGGGGTAATAAGCGTGACAGTTGAACCGCCACTGCGCAATGCACATCTTATTTCTGCAGCGGTAACGTGGGACAAGCCAAAGGCATTATTTCGCAGGGCAAAATCCGATGCACGTTGGGAGTATGCCAACATTGCAATCAGCGGATTTTCACTGGACTTGATTGAGGATGTAAGGGTATGACGCTGACTGCAGGGCAACAGGCAGAATTGGAAAAGCCTGTAACACGGTATGCGTACTTTGCAGAATTTTCTTTTCTGAGCGCGACAGTGTACCTGTCATCGCTGGGCCAGAACGTGGACTGGGGCGGTCATACATGGCTTGGCTTCGGCAGCGTTGGAAGTATTAGCGCTGTGGAGGAGAATCAGGGCACCACATCTTCCGCGCTTATCTTCAACCTTAATGTTGCGCAGATTGAGTGGTTGTCGCTTGCAACTGGCAACACCAACGAGTATCGTGGTCGTGACGCCAAACTGTACTTCTGCCCACTTGATGAACAGTTCAGATTAATTGACACGCCTGTAGTGTGCTGGCGCGGCTCCATGGACGCGATGCAAATGTCTGTGGACGGCGCACCAGACGCAGCGAAGGGTAACATTGCGCTGAAGTGCGAGACATCTGCATACGGTCTAAAGCGCAAGGTAAATCTGCGCATGAATGCAGCACAACAGAAGCAGCGGCATCCAGCAGACACAGGGTTTGATTACCTCATAAGCCTCATCGGTGACCCAAATGCAAACAAGTGGCTCTCTGTAAGGTTCCAATCGAAATGACGCTTTCAGAATACATTGCCAAAAATTTGTCCGTGCCGTTCGCATTCGGTAGTCACGACTGCATCACATTCACAGTTGGCTGGATTGAAATTGCTACATGCAAGAAGTATCTGCCTGAGCTGACTTGGACTACTGAAAAGAAAGCACTTGCAGAACTTAAAAAACGAGGCGGAATTGAAAATATTTTTGATGGTCATTTTCAGCGCGTGGAACCTAACTATGCTGTTGATGGTGACATTGCTATTGTTGATGGCACTGCTTCTGTTTTTAGCGGGGTTCACTGTGTATCTACTGGCACAAACGGCCTGGCATTCAAGGACAGAACACTAGCAACAGCAGCCTGGAGGATACCATGCCAGAAGTAGTGACGGTTCTTGGCGTAATTCTAACGTACACGCAGGTTGCAACACTCGGTTGGGTGCTGATCGTCGCCGGTGCGGTATGGGGCGCAGAAGAGGCAGAGCGCAAGAAGCAGCAGCAGGAGGAGGAGGCGCGGAATGCGTACAACCGCAGCCTGAGGGATCGCAATGCCACAATAGTCAGCGCTGACTCGCCACATGTGTATGTCTATGGGCGTGCACGCGTCGGTAGCTCTATTGTTGCAATGTTGAGCAGCGGCAATAAAGACCAATACAAGCATCTTGTTTGCATTCACGCATCTCATGAGTGTGACGCTATCGAGGAAATTTATATTGCTGGCAAGGCACTTGGAACGCTGGACGGAAGCGGCAACGTGACAACCGGCGATTATGCGTATGCACACACAACAGAGGTCATCGACACATTCACAGAAACTGGCGGCACGCTTTCATATACGCCGGATGCCGGCACGTTGCGCGTGTTCTACGTTATATATACAAATGAATATCCAGAATATATTGATCTTGCATATACGCTCGTGGGCAATGTGATCTCAGGCGTTGCTGACCCTCTTGTGCCATGGACTGCCACATACACATATCAAGTATCCGCACCGAAAGTGCGCGTGCAGAAACACCTTGTTGGCACGACTGTCGATGCAATTACAAACGCGGAGCTTGGTAGTGCGTGGCCTGCTTCCGCAACGCTGACTGGATTCTGTTATACGATTGTCAGGATTGATTTGAATCATGCAGACTTCCAAGGCGGATGCCCTTCGATAGAAGTGCTGTTGCGTGGTAAGAAGTTGCATGACGTTCGTTCTGGCTCTTATCCAAACGACACACCCGTATGGTCGCAGAATCCTGCATTGATTATTGCTGACTATTTAACATCTGAGATGTGCGCCGTTCCATATACGGACTTGCCGCTGGCCGATTACATTACCGCTGCCAACGTGTGCGATGAAAACATAACCGCGCCAGTCAACATCGGTGCGCGGTACAATGCAGATGGCACAGTCAACGCAGACCAAAGTCAGGCGCAAATTCTTGAGAAGATGGCGCAGAGCATGGCAGGAAGCATCGCCGCTACCACTTGGCGCATACAGGCAGGCAAGTACATTGCTCCTGTCATGGCGCTAAGTCAGTCGGACATCGTTGGTGATATGCAGTACACGGCAGGCTCACCTGAATCGAACTTGTACAACGGCGTGAAGGGTCAGTATATTAGCGCTGAAAATATATACGTGCTGACGGACTTTGCGCCGTACCAGAATTCAGCATATGTTGCAGCAGACGGCGCTGAATTCTGGACAGATAACTCGTTCACGTTCACCAACACAAAGCAGCGCGTTCACAACCTGTGTCGCATCTTCACTGAGGACAACAGGAACGCATTCACGATCGTTGCACAGATGTCGTATAAGTGCTGGGCGTTGCAAGTAGGACAGCGCGTCACGTTCACATCCACGCTTCTTGGGCAGAGCGCTAAGGTTTACCGCATAACCAAAAAGACTTTCTCTGCTGATGCTGCCGTTGAGATAACGATGAAAGAGGACATTGCTGAGATATGGGATTTTGAAGACGCTGTCGAAGCGGATGCAACGCCAAATACTAATCTTCCAAATCCGCTTGTGCCGCCGCCTCCTGTGAATATTCAAGTGACTGAAGAATTGTATGAAACGACAAACAGTTCAGGCATCAAGGTCAGAGCGATAATTACTTGGGACGATGCACCGGATGTGAACTCGCAACAGTACGATGTGAAATACAAAGGCTATTATGATGGACTGTATTCGGATGCATTCACAACGACAGCAACTCAATTGGAAGTGCAGGATATTGCCACAGGCAGGTTTGATGTAAAGGTACGGTCAAAGAACAATTTGAATATCTGGAGCGCGTACAGCGTGCGCAAGACGTTCGAGATTATTGGCTTGACCGCGCTGCCTGCCAATGTAACGGGATTCACAGTTACGCCGTTCAACGGCTCTGCGCTTGCACGTTGGGCTAGGACTGCTGACTTGGATGTGAAGATTGGTGGCGACATCGAAATAAGATTGTGCCAAGAAGGCACCGCGCAAAGTTGGGAGAAGGCAGTGACGCTGCCGGACGGCACGCTCAATGGTGACGCCACAAATACGATCGTGCCCCTGTCCACAGGTATGTATTATGCAAAGTTCGTGGATTCATCCGGTAACTACAGCGCGACAGCAGCGCAGTTCCCTGTCACTGAATCGCTGATAAGCGGATGGACAACCGTGGCAACATCCACGCAGCATCCGACGTTCACAGGTACAAAGACCAACGTGGTCGTTGCTGACTTGGCCATAAAGCTGGACAGCGCCACGCTAATTGACGATATGCTCGGTATGATAGATAGCATCGGCTCGATAGACGCCATTGGCGGCATTGTCGCGGCTGGCACGTATGAGTTTGCTGCCACGATGGATCTGTCTTCCGTCGCTGTGCGTCGCTTCCATGCAAGAATGAAACTATTGTCGTACAATGCGAATGACTACATTGATTCAAGGTTTGACAATATTGATCTGTGGACAGACGTGGACGGCGGCGCGATCAATTCCACCAGCGCAGTTGTGTACATTAAAGTTTCTAACGATGATATTACATACACCGACTGGACGCCTTTCTTGGTATCTGATTTTGGGTGCAGGTATGCAAAGTTCAAAGTGTTGTTTGCAAGCAGTGATTCAACACAGAATATTCAGATCAGCGAATTGGAAGTAAAAGCGAAAGTCTTAACCTAGGAGAAACAAATGAGTCAACATGATATGGATTTGGCAAATCAGGCAGGCGCAGCTTTTAGGGCTGACGCTAATCTTGCACTTGTCGCGCTAATAACAAATAGCTCAGGTGCTACTGCACCCGCTACCACGTTTGCGAATATGTGGTGGTACGATACGACAGCAGGCTTGATGAAGCGCCGCGACCCGACAAATACAAGCTGGGTGACGCTTGACCCGCTTGCGCTACTGAGCGCTGCACAAGCTTGGACAAAAGCGCAGCGTGGAACGCCGGTCGCACTAACATCGTCAGGTGCTTCGATAGCTGTCGATCTAAGCCTTGCAAATAACTTTACACACACGACCAGCGAGAATACAACGCTCGCAGCGCCTAGCAATGCCGTCGCTGGGCAGAGCGGCATTATCGTGATTACGCAGGGCGCTACTGCACGGACGCTGGCGTACAACAGTTTCTGGAAGTTTGCTGGCGGTACAATTCCATCGCTGACAGCGACCATCGGTGCGATTGATGTGTTTGCGTACTACATCGAATCAGCTTCACGCGCAACCTGTAGTCTGCTGAAGGATTCAAAATGATAGTCGGTTCTTCTTTATTGGGGTTTTTTTCCAAAATAACGCCATTTGTGTTTAACGACACAATATCGGCCAATGTGATGGGATATGACGTATTTGCTAAAGCCAGGACGGGGGGCTGGGATGGCGTCAAACCTCTGGAAGCAAATATCACGATAAATTCAGGCGTATACGTTTACGGCAGCGCCACAGTATACACAGGCGCATTGTCTGGGCTCGCCTGTTCAACTCTACCCGATCAGTCTTTAATCACGATAAACAACAGCGGGAATATTATGGGTGGCGGCGGCGCACCTCATTATTTCGATACAGCAGGCCCAGATGGAGCCGCCGCAATCTCAGTTGATGCGCCAATTGTCGTAAACAACATAGGTGCAGGAACTGTTTTAGGCGGCGGCGGCGGCGGTGCCTCTGTAACGATCAGTACGGGTGGTAATTGTAGCGGCGGCGGCGGCGCAGGCGGCGGAGAGGTTAACGGTGATGCCAAAGCATTGGGCGGCGCACCTGGCGCAAACGGCCAAAACGGTCATTACTGGGCGGCTGGCCTGCTGTACATGGGCGGCGCAGGCGGACGGGTTGTACCAACTTCTTCAACGGACACAACGGACACCGTAGGTGCAAATTGGGGCGTGGGTGGTTCAGGAGGTGGCGCTGGGGCAAGATATACGGGCACTGGCTCACATGGTGGCGGAACTACCGCAGGAGCAAACGGCGGGGCAAATAATACCGCTGGCGGCGGTGGTGGATGGGGTCAGCAGGGAGGTAGCGGAACGGACTTAAACGGTGTGACATATGCTGGCGGTGCCGCTGGTAAAGCCATATTTGCTGGCGGAAAAAGTATCACAACGACAGGAACCGGCTTTTACGGGGCAATCGGATAATTATGAAACCATTACTCATCTTGCTTTTCTTATATAGATTACCATTTTAAATAAACAAAGGAAGATTCACATGCCAGAAAAAGACCCGACAAATTGGACAATCGCAACGTGGATGCTAGCAATTGGAATGGCATTTGGTGGCAGCATCGTTAGCTTCTATCAGCGATATAAGCAGCGCCACAGAAAATCGTTTACTGCTCTTGAGCTTCTTGGAGAGATTGCCACCAGCGCGTTCGTTGGCGTCGGGGCGTTCATGCTTCTGGATTCTCTCG